AATTTCGCCCGCCTGTTTACGATTCATGCGAGAGTGGCGGAACTGGGAGACGCACCAGACTTAGGATCTGGCGCCGCAAGGCATGGGGGTTCGAGCCCCCCCTCTCGCACCAAGTTGATTTCATAGAAGAATTTTCGTTATTCCCATCTTTGCCTGTTCGGGCAAATCTGATTTTGCCCCAAAATAGCCCCAAAAAGCGTAGCGCTTTTGGGGCTATTTCCGTTTGGTGTGCCCAAATGTGTGGCCTGATCCTTGATCCTTATGGTGGTCGTCAGGGAGCGTCGCCTGCGCAAGTGGATGCCCCTGGAGCCCTTCCTCGATCCCGATCCTCATGGCCGGATCTGCGTGAACGCATCGAGGCCGCTGGCATCGATGCCGGCCTGCCTCGTCATGGGTTGGCGTGGTGGGTGCCCGGTCCTGGCGGCAAGCGCGACGCCTGGCGGATGTTCGCACAGACAATTCCGAAATTCCCGCGCAATTGTCCTTGGCGGGCGTGACGTTCTGATTGGCCGCTGGGGTGGTTCGCCTGTTTTGGGAGACGGCGAACTGTCTCAGGGAAAAGGGCGCTCGCGGCAAACAGGGGATGGCCGCTTGCATGTTCAAGGAAGAAAAGGGGGGAGCATGGCCACATCGGCAAAACGACGGCCTGAACGCGGGCCGGCGGATCTTTCCACGATGATGCTGCGCAACGTTCCGCCGCACAACCGGGAGGCCGAGCAATCGGTGTTGGGCGGCGTGCTCCTTAAGCCGTCGCTGCTGGATAAACTTGTCAGCGAGTTGCGGCGGGTAGATTTCTATGACCCGCGTCATCAGCTGGTCTGGGAGGCCATGGCCAGGCTGTGGCGCGAAAACAAACCCGTTGACCTGGTCACTCTTGCTGATGCGCTGTCGGGCGCAGGCGATCTCGAGAAAGCCGGGGGAGCCGCCTACCTGGCTGAACTGTCCACGTCCACGATCAGCGCCGCCAATGCCTTGCACCATGTCGGCATCATGCGCGAGATGGCCAAGCGACGCGGTTGGCTCGACATCGGGCGCCGCATTATCGAAACGGCCTATGATGCGACCCTCGATCCGCAGGTGTTCGTCGACTACGCCGCCAGGGTTGTGGAGGGCGTGCTCAAGGATCGTATTTCCACCGCAGGTGAGACGCCGGCCGAATTTCTGCGCGACTACTTCGAGTACCTGGAGCAGCTCGGCAAGGACGGCGGCTTCATGGTGCCGACGCCGTACAGCGGCCTCAACAAGCTGGTCAAAGGCTTTGGCCAGGAGGAACTGATCGTCCTGGCGGCGCGGCCGGGCGAAGGCAAGACGGCGCTTGCGCTCAACCTCGTGGCCCACGCGGCGCGCGCGGGCTATCCCGTGGGGGTTTTCTCGCTGGAGATGGGCAAGTTCGCCCTGACCAGCCGGTTTTTCTCCACGGGTGCCGAGGTGGACGCGCAATCGTTTCGCGACGGCAACTTCACGTCGGCCGAGATGTCGCGGCTCTACGCCATGGCCCAGGAGTTTCAGAATTGGCCCATCTCCTTTTACGACCAGCCGTGGTGCCGGCCGTCGGATATATGGGCCACCTGCCGCCGTTGGAAGCGGGAGCGCAAGATCCGCCTGGCCGTCGTCGACTACCTCCAGCTCGTCACGCCCGAGGAGCGGATGCGCAGCCGTGAGCAGGAGGTGTCCGGCATCTCCCGGGCGCTCAAGTGTCTGGCCAAGGAGCTCCAGATTCCCGTCGTGTTGTTGGCCCAGGTCAACCGCGAGGTCGAGAAGCGGACGGTCAAGCGGATCACCAAGGCGGACCTTCGCGAGTCGGGAGCCATCGAGCAGGACGCCGACATCATTTTGTTGATCCAGCCGCCGGAAGCCGGAGCGGAGAACGCCGAGGTGGTCAGGACCTGGCTTACGGTGGACAAAAGTCGGAGCTCCCGGACAGGCCGGTTAAAGGTCGGTTTTGACAGGGCTTTTATGAAATTCGAGGAGGAGTAGGCGCAAGCGCGGAGAAGGTTTTGGAGGGTGGACGCTCGGCTGTCCAGGGGGAAAGGCCTGTCTTTTCAAGGGTGGAGTGCGGGGCGCATGGCTTGGGCAATGCGCGGCGCGCTTCCTCCCGCGCAAGGTGGATTCCGGCGATGAATGAAAGGCGAGTGATTCCAGGGGTGGAATGCGTGGAGAAAGTTTTGTGGAGAGGCCGGCCCGGTTGTCCAGGGGGAAAAGTCTGTCATTTCAGGGGTGGAGTGCGGGGCGCATGGCTTGGGCAATGCGCGGCGCGTTTCCGCTCGCGCAGGGTGGAGTCCGGCCATGAATAAAGCGTTCCTGCTCATGTGCTCCTGCCCGGATCACCCAAAGATTATAAAACTCATGCTGCTAGCGGGGGACAGGGCATATTGGAACTTAACAAAGCTCTGGTCCAAAGTGGCGCAGGAGAGACCTTCTGGAAGACTGCGGACAAATGATCCTGATTATCTGGAAATATAGGGTGGATGGACCGGGGACCGTGGCCTTTTTGCACAGACACTGCTTGAACTGAAGCTGATTGATGAAGTGGACGGTGAGTTCGTTATACACGACTGGACAGAGCATAACGAATACGCGTCGAAGGCGGACGAGCGGAGAGCCTCCGCCCGGAGAGCATCGGAGGCACGGTGGAGACCTGAAGAAAAAGCAAAGGATTCCAAGGGTGGAATGCGCCCCGCATCGCAGGGGCAATGCCTTCTTAATAGTATTAATAAAGAAGAAAATACCTTGTCGGAGCCCTCTCCGGGCCTCCGACTAGGAAAGCTTTTGTTCGAGCTGATCCAGACCCGCGACCCGAAGGCCCAGCCGCCGAACATGGAGCGGTGGGCCGTGGAGATCGAGCGGATCATGCGCCTGGACGGGCGAACGGCCGGGGAGATCGAGGCCGTGATCCGGTGGGCGCATGCCGATTCGTTCTGGTCGGGGGTGATCCTCTCGCCACGGGGACTGCGGGACAAGTTCACGCAGCTCTTGCTCAAGATGGGCGGTCCTGTTGTGCCGGCATCAGGCGACGGTGGATTGAGTCGGGAAGAATGGCGGGCAAGGAAAGCGAAAGAAAAAGCTCAACCAGGGAGTCAACAAGTTCAACCGAAGCAGGGAAAGGAAGTGCCTCCGTAGCAGCAAAAAAGGTGAAGCGCGGGTGAAGTTTTTCCAAAGTTAAGTTGAGCATCCTGTAAAGTAGAGTTGAGTTTGCAACAGCAAAAGGGTAAAGTTAAACCATCATGAAGTTCAAGACCGAAGACTTGTTCAAGTTGATCCAGGAAGGGAAGTCGCAACGTGAGGCGGCGGCCCTGCTTGGTGTTTCCGAGGCGGCCGTATCGAAGCGGCTCAAGGGCGTGCAGGTCTCGGTCAACAAGCACGTTGCGCTGTTCGCCGCGCCACAGGTGCTTGCTAGGCAGCTTTCGACGGCCGAACAGCTTGACGCCATCGGCAGGCAGGCACGAAACTTGTTGGAACTGACGAATCGTTGCATGCATGGTGATCCGTACAATGATCCAGATGCCAGGGAAGCAAGGCAAAAGCTCGTGCGCCTGTCCGGGCCGAAACGGGACTTGCTTGCATTCATCGTGGCCATGCAAGGCGAACTACGCAAGCAACTGGAGTTTGATTTCAATATGCGCAAGGAGATATACAACCTGCGCCAAGTCCAGGATTTCCAGGAGGTCGTGCTGGCGGAAATCAAGAACTGCGCGCCCGAGGCCGCCCAGCGGATCGTCTCGCGGCTCACGGAGATTCAGGCCACGCGGAGCAGCCTTGATTTCGGACTGAACCAGTCTGGATAATCTCTTTAACTTTCATACATTTGTTAAAGAGATCAAAATACGGAAACGCAAACGAAAACAGGATGTTAGGCTAATTACTCCCGAAACGCCTCTTGACTTTGTTCAACTAAACTCACAAATTGAGTAAAAGTTAAACAGATCGGGAGGGCAAAAACATGGCCAGGAACGGGAACATGAACCATCCGAAGCGGGGCAGCTCCATCGTCGTGGAGCCGATCAAGAGCCTGAAGGCGATCGCCCAAATCAAGGCCAGGCTCGCCGGCAGTCCTCGGGACTACGCGCTGTTCGTCATGGGCATCAACACCGGATTGCGGGCCGGGGACCTGCTGTCGCTCACGGCCGGAGAGGTGCGGGCCATCCTGGCCGATCCTGACGGCAAGGCGCGGCCCCAGGAAAAAACCAGCAAGCTGGGTCGGCTCACTCCTGGGCCGGCCGTGTGCGAGGCCCTGGAACGGCTCCTGGCCACTCGGGAGTATGCCGACGACGAGCGGATTTTCCAGGGACAGCGAGGGCCGATCACCAAGTACTGGCTCTGGGCCCTGGTCAAGGGCTGGTGCGCGGACGCTGGTCTGCGAGGCAATTATGGCACCCACACCCTGCGCAAGACGTTCGGTTACCACCAGCGTGTGACCTACGGCGTGGATATCCCGACCCTGATGACGATTTTCAACCATTCCACCCAGCGGCAGACGCTCGACTACCTGTGCATCCAGCCGGAAGAGATCCGGTCGGTGTACGCCAACGAGCTGTGAGGAGCGAACATGGCGGGACGTCGAACATCAGCGGGACCGATGGCCATGGGCGGGCAAGGTTCGCTCATGGCCAATTTCCTCACGCAGGCCCAGGCCGTCGTCCAGATGACCGAGGAGGCCCCCCCGGGGGCATGAGCGCTAACTTTCATTGAAATGCCGTATGATATTTGCTATTCTCGCCCCACGGGGGTGAGCAATGGGAGAACAAATTTTACCGATTGAAGAAGATGACTGGATGGCGTTGCTGTCA